ATTGGTTTCCGCCAACTGTCGTCAGTAACTGTTTCAATCACTTAAATTTTTTTCTTTTTTGAACAGTTCCACCAAGAACAGTTTTAGAAACATTAGCTTCTTCCTCTATACCTTGTGAACTTGTCATAATACTAGAACTACCATAACTTTTACCTGCTAAAGTTTGTTTAGATTTATCTTTTTCTACTGCTACTGGTGCTACTGGTGCTTGTACAGGTGTTTGTACAGGTGCTCTTTGTATTGGTGAGTTAGGTTTTGATATTACTGCTCTAATAAAACTTCTAAAAATCCGCCCATATATCCTTTTTAGTTAAAAACATTAAATTCAGAATCAGTATGTAATTGCATAGGCTGATAGTTTTTAATTCTTGCTTTTCTTAATGACATAACACAATATCTCATTGCAGATATTACATCATCATGTGCAGGAACTATTTTACCATCTTTTCTATGATACATCCTTAATTCTTCTAACAGTTTACTTTGATTTCTAAAGATTTTCAACCTTTTAGTTTGCATTCTTGTTAATATCTCCATAATACCTGCTTCTACAGAATTTCCACCACTTCCTTCTTTCATTCCATTTGAAGGTGGATTACTAAAATGATCTCTTAACATATTAACACTTTCTCTTTTATATTGATCTGTAAGATTTTTTCCCGATCCTTTATCTGCTTGTCTTCCATCCATAGGCCATACTACAGGAATCCATTTACCTCTACCATTTATAGCAGATGCATGAACGGGTACTGTTTCTTGCCTCATAGCATAACAATCATAAATATATACAATATCAGTATCTCTATCCCATGTTATCCAGACAACAGCAGTAGGGTGATCCCATCCAAAATCTATTCCACACAATCTGGGCCAATGAGTAGGTATATCTATAGGATCGCATAATATATCTTCTTCTACTATCGGGAATACTAAACCAGAACCTAATTGTGGAATACCTCTTTCTCTCATTTTTCTTTCGTGTGGTGGTAATGCAGATAAAATTTGTTCTCTAATTTCTTTAGTCATGTGAGGTGCATCATCCCAACCTGCTGTAATTAATGCTTGACCTTCTTTTAAATTATTTACAAACTGTGCAACTGTTTCTGTCATCCCTTGTTCTGGAGTAAAAGTCATAAAAACAATGCCACCTTTATCAGCTGTTCTTGTTAATGATTGTGAATATATACCTTGTGGTGGTTCTTCATCTAACCAAACAACATCAACTGCTTCACCCATCCATTTTTCTTTACCCATATCATAAGATTTAAAACCTATTCTAGAATAATTGCCAGATTTATGTTTTACCACTAATGAACTTAATGCATTTGGTACACCAGCTTTTCTAACTGTGTTTCCAATATCCTTTAAGGGAATAGAGCCTGTGCCAAACGCAGATGGATCATCTGGCTGACCAGTAAGTTCTTTTTGACAGACATCCCTTGTAGTTTCATTTGAAACTCCCCCGACCCATATACGAACTGGTCTATCAAATTTTCTGCCTTCCCACCATGCAGGGTATTTACCTGTAGCATGATATGCAATTTCCATTGCCCCACTAAAAGACTTACCGACCCTATTTCCCGCCATTAAAATCTTTGTGTTGCTTTGGCATTATGAAATTTTTTTTGGTAGTCATAAGGAGCATATCGTTCTAAACGATTAGTAGATTCTCTCCTTTCTAATTCTTTTGCTATATGTACAGCTTGTTCTAAAAGGTCTTCCATTTATTTTTTAGCTATTTTATCTTTATTAATTCCTTTTTTAATTACATAGCTTTGTGTGCCATTAGCACCTGTATTTACTTCTTTTTTTAAATTTCTAAACAAACTCATTTCAATAATTTTCTTATAGTTGTCTTTTAAATATTTTTCAATTACTTTGTTATCTCTCATTTTTATAACCTAAACCAGTTTTTCTATCACTATAAAGTTTTTGCCACGACCAAGAACTTAATTTAGTTGACCAATGATATATAAATAACACTATTGTCTTCATCTTACTGGCCCACCAAAGACAGCCAATAAACAGATCATTATAATCAATATTCCTGTAAAATAATAATTCATCCTATCAGTCTCCATTATTCGTATTCAACCTCATTTTCCCAAGTTTTATCATCAGCTTTTGTTTTACAATTACAATACTCACAAGTACATACCCCATACTCATCTGCATGAAGTTCCTCTTTACAATGACAATCGTGATGACAGTTAGTGCATTTATCTACCTTGGCCATTATACCTCTTAAATGTTGAGCTTTTATTTAACGACTTACTATGCCTACGAGGCCTTTTAGGTGGCTTATCTCTAGGAGTATAAGTTGAAAAATTTTGTTTAGCCATAATATAATTATAGCATTATTTATCTTTTTGTATATATTTTCTGCGTAGCTTCCTAGGTGTTGCTAACTCAAAAATTTCTGCGGTGGTCATATGTTCTTTATCGTCAAAGCCATTATGATTTGTTTTAGTAACTTCATACCTATCAACCAGTACATACCTATATACATAGTTACCCTTTTGAAAGTGTAGCAAAGCATTCGGTTTAACTATTTGTATAAACTTACGCATACCCTTACATAGTTTACTTTTTATTATTATTCAACCTATTAACTTTGGTTAATATTAACAAATACTCCCGCTGGGCGAAAGGAAGCATTATATATATGAACGAATCGGACTTTGGGGGTGGGGGGTCAGATTTCTCTTTTTTTGATGCGTGATGCATGGCCTTGCGTATGCCTACACCCGTGCCGTGTCGCTGATGTTAGCAGGACAAGGGGAGAATGTAGCAGATAAGGAGAGATTGCCCTCGTGTGTGCGTGTGTGTGGGATGTAAAGGGTATTCTTGCCTTATACCTAGCCTTCTCTATCTCTTATCTTGTGTGTTGTCTTATCTCTTATGTTGTGGCCCTATGTTATGGGCCTTATGTTCTCGCCCTCTCTCTTACTGTTTAATTGAGTTCGTTCTTATTGATTGCTAGAGTATTAATAAGATGATCTAATTCCGCCCGAAGTTCTTGATCTGTCTTTCTATGCGTCACGTCCTCGATCTTCGTAGTAGTCTGGTAGCCTGTTCTATCTAGTAAAGAGTTCACCGCTTGAAGTCTGGTACTCGGTGGGATTTTAGGGTCACTAACTAACTTTGTTAATACATCAACCGCTATTGGTACTGATCCGCTTAATATCTTTTTGTTGCTGTTTCAATCTCGGTGTGTAGTTTGTTTTTAAGTTCGTAGCCTTGTTGCTCCGCCGTTGCTTTGGAATATCCCGCCTTGATACATGAGGCAGTCGCGTTGCCCGTTGAACTAAAGTATTCAATAAACAGTTTTTGTTTATCTGTAAGGTTTCTAATCATATTTAGCATATTATAACCTAAAGTTTTTAAAAGAACAATACATGAACAAATAATAATTTATTTTATGGCTTGACAGTTATTTGATAATGTTTAAATATTAACCTATGTTAATTAAATCAATAAAAGAGAATATATGTCAATTGTAAGTGTACACGGAAATAATGACAATGCTTGTTTAACTGTTTATGAAGATGTTGAGCCAACTCTTAAAGAGGCTCAAGATCATGTTGGTGGTTGGGTTGAAATGCATGATCTTGAAAGTCATGGTTGTTTATTAGTTGACGAGGAAGGTAGATTAAAAAATAAACCTAAAAATGTTTTGGCTACTAAACTTTATAACAAATTATATGATGGTTTTATTGTGGGTAATGTTATCCATATTTTACCAGACACTAGAAAGGAGTGGTAAAAATGACTGAACAATTATTATATGAACTATTTTTTCTGGGAATATTATTTGGATTAATAGGGTTGAGATTATGGAGTGATAAAAAATGAATTGGAGAGAATATATAAAACAAGCTATTAAGGTGGGGCTAGAAAGCCCTATACCTTACAAAGTTATTTCATACAAAAATGGTATTGGAATTAGAAAAATTGAATTTATTACTAAAAAACTAATAATACAAAGGGGGGTTTAATATGGGTACTAGAGCAGTTTATACATTTATTGATGATACTGAAAAAACGCACCATGTTTTTAAACATTGGGATAATTATCCCAGTGGGGCTATGGAATTTTTAAACAATGCCTTGCCTTATGCTTGGGAGTTGCCTCGTTTTGAGGCTTGTGAGTTTAGTGCGTCATTTATTGCAAGTAATAAGCAGAAAGGTGGTGGTGATTTTAGACTAGCTGAACATTGGGACAAGTTTGGCGATCTTGACTACAGATATGAAATCACTCTAAAAGATAAAAATTTATATGTAAAAATCTTTGAGAGGGATTGGTTAAAAACAAAAGGCTTTAGTGATAAAAAGTATTTTTTATTAGATGAGGGTTTTTTGTTTAATTTAATGCAAAAATATAAAGGAGATGAGAATGTTAGAGCAATCAATTAAAATTAATGAGCCTAAAATAATTGAGCCTAAAGACGAATTAACTCAAAAAGAAGATGATTTTTTAGATAATCTTGGGCTATCTCGTGACGATTTAGATGATAGCGGGGATATGCTAGACGATTTGAAACAAATTGCGGGGTTTGATGAGTAAATACAGTTTTAAAATAACAAAGGGGGTTTATGTTTTAAAAACTAAAAATGAAACAATTACGGGGCGGTCATATTTTGATTGCCTCGTAAAAATGGCAAAAACACCGATACCGATTGGACTTGCTAGAATGGATATGAAGGGGCGATTTAATTGGGTTGAGGATCAACTAAAACAGAGAAGGATATAATGACAGTAAAATATAAAATAATTAGATTTAGAAAAAACGGCAATCAAAAAGTTATCAGAAAAGGTTTGAGCCTTGCAGACGCAAAAATTTGGTGCAGTTAGAGAAGACACTAGAGGCAAAAATTGGTTTGATGGTTTTACTCAACAATAACAAAAAGGATAATATGGATAATTACTTAAATGGAATAATTAAAGAAATAAAAGAACATAAAAATAAATCAAAGGGAGATATGAAAAAAGAACTTTCAAGTGAATTTAAAAAGATGATTTATTTTTTAAACTTCAAGAAGATGTAAGGAAAAATGTACAAGATTATATAGATGGCTATAACACAATATTTAATACAAAAAATTGCGATCATATAATCTCTACTTATTTTTTAATATTTTGGGCTAATTTTCACCATATTTATGGAAAAATGGAAAAAAATAGTACCGATTTTATAAAAGAGGCAATATTAAAAATTATTGATGGGACAGACCTACCACCAATACATAAAGATAATTAACTAAAAGGATAAACTAATGAAAAAAGAAAAAGTATTGAGGGTATTATTTTAGAAGAAGCTATAAAATAGCAAAGCACAAAGATAATAACCCCATATTAGTAGTTAGTTCAAATACTTGGCACGAAGGTATTATCGGAATCATTGCAAGCAGATTAAAAGATCATTTTAACAAACCTACCTTTGTTATCAACTTTGAAGGTGATTATGGAAAAGGATCAGCGCGATCTTTACCAGGCTTTGACATCGGCAGTGCTGTAGTTAGAGCCAAACAGTCCGAAATCATAACTAAAGGAGGAGGGCATAAAATGGCTGCCGGTTTTTCTATTAGTAAAGATAAAATTGATGAATTTGAAAAATTTTTAATTGAACTTTTTAATAAAAGTGGCTGCCAATCATCTAAAGAAAAAGACCTTTATATAGATAGTGTATTAGCCTCTAGCGCTGTAAATGAAAATTTTTAATGAAATAGACAAGTTAGCACCTTTTGGATCTGCCAATCGTGAACCCAGGTTTGTTATTGAAAACGTATCTATTACTAAATCATTGATATTAAAAGAATCACACATAAAAGCTTTTTGCAAAACATCCAACAACTCAACAATCAATCTTATTTCATTTAATAGTGTTAATACAGCTATAGGAACCTATTTGCTAAATTCTAAAAACAAAAAATACGATATAGCTGGTAGATTATCTTTAAATGAGTGGAACGGAAAAGGGAAGTTCAATTCCTTCTTGATGATTTAGCTATATCTACCGACTGATGCATTTTTTTGATTGATTAATTGCTAGATTATCAATAAAAACCTTTTGAATGATGGTCCCTTCGTCTATCGGTTAGGACAGCTGGTTTTCATCCTGCAAAGAGGGGTTCGATTCCCCTAGGGACCGCCAAATAGTTTGAGTTATAAAATTTTTTTTAATTTCTTAATTACTTTTTGAGTCTTTTTGGTTTAGTCAGTGAGCTGTATACTTCTTCTACCTGACCATCTTT